TTGGGGTCATAGTAGCCACTTGGGGGTGTGAGTAGCCAACAATATGTGGATTATTTTTTAGAAGCTACTCCACCACGCTTCATTTTCTTTTTAGGTTTTTCTATTATGCCACCTTTTGCTCTTCTAAATCCTGTCTTTTTTTCAAACTTTTCATCTCTAGTATATTTTTCTCTCTGCGCTCTTGTTTGTTCTTTTTCTGCTTCTCTAGCAGCTTCTCTATCTCTTTTATCTTGTTCTCTTCTTTCTGCTGCACTTTGTTCTCTTCTTCTTTGGGCAGCTTCAGCTTCTAGTCTTTTACGATTAGCTGCAGCTTTTGCTTCTGCTTCAGCTTGTTTTCTTTTTCTTTCAGCTTCTTGTTTAGCAGCACTTTCTATTTTAGACCTTTTTTCAGCTTCTTTAATAGCTTTTTCTGTTAATGCTTTTTGTGCTGCTTCTTCAGCAGCTTTTCTAATAGCTTCATTTTCTTCATCCGTTAGATTTAAACTCTTAGCAGAGCCTGGAGCTACATCATCAGTAATTGTACCCTCTTTATCTGTGCCTATTAATGTACCTCTACGTATAGGTCCTTCAGGTTCAACATCGGCTTCAAAATCACTTACAGGTCCTGAGAAAGCTCTATCGTAAGCAGCTGTTATATCAGCTTCATTGAAGAAAGCACCTGGAGCTTTTATTTTCTTACCAAAAAGATTTATAGTAGCTTCACCATCTTTTATTTTCTTTGTAATATCTTCTAAACTAGCGCCTGGATTATCTTGCATTATTTGACTAACTACATTATCATAACTTCTATCTCTTTGTTTTCTTTCTTCTTCTTCTTTTTTTATTCTACTTTCTCTATCGTCTTGTTCAGGTTCAGTTATATCTAATAATGCATCTTCAGCAATACCCTCTTCATCTTCAGTGGCTGTTTCTTTTAATCTATATCCTACAGGTAAAGTATAGCCTGGAAGTATATTACCTCTAAAGTATGGCACATTTATAATAATACCTTCATCATTTATATACTCTCTATACTCGTCAGCTGCAGGAGGTACAAATACATTAAACTTAGGCAGTGGGTCTGTAGGTTCTGCTACAGGAACATCAGCTACAGTGGGTGATTCGTATTCTTGGGTTGGGCTAATAGGCTGAGGTCTAGGTTGCACTGGCATTGTAGGCACTCCAATTTCAGGTTTTGTTATTGTTTCACCTTCCTCAAAAGATACACCTTCAGGTATACCACCTTCTTGTAATTTAACTACACCTCCTTTAGATGCAGAAACTTGTTCATCTTCTAATTCTAAATCATCTAAAGTAAAAGGAACATCATCAGGTATGGTAGCTTCTTCTGAGTTACCCATTTGACCCATTTCTTCCATACGTTTAAGACCTGCTTTAGCTTCCTGCCTTAACATCATAAGTTTTTCTAGACCTATGTATCTAACTACATCAGCAGGAAAAACAAACTCACCCTCACTTAATTGTGCAGGTATATCATCTCTAACTTCTTCTTGTGAAGAACCTATAGGGACATCGTTACCTGATACAGGGTCTATTGTACCACCATCTTGTTCTAATCCACCTTCTTGAAATAATTCCATTTGTTTATTCATAGCTTTAGCCATTTACTTCATCCCTTAGTAGTTTTAATCTACGCAGTGTAGATATAGCTCCTTGAGCCTGATATATAATAATACTATCGCTGCTTTGCTCTAGTATTTTATGTTGTTGTTCTATTACGTAATCTATATAATTACTAAAATCAACCCATTGATTCTTACTATTGACCAATGGCTTGAGCTTGCTGAGGAGTTCCTTGTGGTTGCTCATTTCCTGTAAATCCTTGTTCTTGTGGTAAAGGCACTTGACCTGTTCCTATAGTTCCACCCCCTGCACCTGTTGGGTCTGCAGGATTAGCTCCTGCTACTGAGTCTTGTTGTTGAGGCATAGGTGTTTGAAAACCTTTCATGAGTTCTGCTTGTAGTGCAGCTTCATCCATATTATTTGTAACTTTATCAGGGTCTAAGTCAAGGGCTTTAGCTATTTCTCTTATTATATATTGAAACTTAGCAAACGGAGCAAGTGCAGGATTACCTGCTACCTGCATAAACTGCATTAGTCTTTGACTACGAACTTCATTAGCCATAAGACTTTCTGTTCCTCTAGCTTTAACTTCTAAATCACCTTTTATTTTTGAGTCATAATCAAACTGCATATTAAATCTAAACAAACCTTCTCCCAAAGGTCTAAGAAGATAATGGTCTATATTTTTAATAACAGTTTTTATATTACCACTTGCAGCATTCATTAACATAGATATACCTGATGCAGTTCTACCTACACCTGTTATACCTGTTTGACCATGTGCGAAAGAAGGTAATCCTGTTGATTCATCAGCTAATTGTCTAGCTTTATCAAATAGCTGCATATTTTCTGAAGATACATTTGGATACTTAGTACCAAAAATAGCTTGACCTGGAGCGCCACCTTGTCTTCTAAATATTTTGCCTGGATAG